TGTTGGGGAGGGGCGGGCAGGAATCACATCGCATCTTGCAGTCTGTCATAACTCAGAGCGGCTTTAGGCGTTGGAAGTTTATACGCCGACAGTCTGCTCCAAGAGGTCTGCGATGCGGCTGATAATGTCCTACTCCCTTTCATTTGGGCTAACACTACTTTCGGGGTAGCACATAGCAACACCGCCACGACAGGCACAACTTACTTTAATGAGAATGTCCAAGAGACTTTCTACGTTGGTGAGACTGTAACAATCACCGGCATGGGTTCTAAGCACAATGGATCTAAAACCATTACCGAGGTTGGCGAGTATTCAATCACTTACGCAATCTCAGGCAATAACAACACCCCAAAGGTTCGCCACCCAGTTAACCCTTATGGCGTTGTAGCGGCAGAGACTTACCTAGACCCATCAACAGTTCCATCTATCCAACTTGCAGCCCTTATGATTGCTGAGTCAATTTGGCAATCACGCCAAGCCAACTCAGGTAACGGCATGGCTCCTGATGGGTCAATGGGTTCATTCTATGCAATGTCCTCTCAGCTTCTCAGCCGTGTTAGAGGGCTTATCGCGCCTTACCTAGACCCAAGGTCAATGGTGGGCTAATGACCGCTATAACAGACCTTAGAACGGCTATAGCGACTGCCCTAGTAGATAACAGTCTCTACCAAGTATTCTCATTCCCGCCAGCAAGTCCTATCCCTAATAGCGTGATTGTGACTCCTGACGATCCATACATCACTCCAACCAATAATGACCGCACTTCGATTGCACCCTTGGCTAACTTTAAGTTAAGCATCATCGTGCCGCTTCTCGATAATCAAGGCAACCTCGCTGGCATCGAAGCCGATGTAGTCCGAGTATTCCAACTTCTCTATGCATCAAGCATTGTATTTAATGTGGGAACAGTAAGCGCACCTAGCGTTATCTCAGTACCATCAGGCGATTTACTGACTTGCGATATTGCAATCAGTACCCTAACGGAATGGAGCTAATCGATGGACGATTGGACAAAGGAGCAAGCCGACTTTCTAATCAAAATCGGTCAACTCCCACCAGCAGCAACACCAGCACCAAAACCAACTACAAAGAAAGACGAGGAATAAGCCGTGGCAGTATTCTTAAACAATGGAGTAGTTCTTACTGTTAACTCGGTAGACCTCTCAGATCATGTAACCGCAGTAACTATCAACCGTACATTCGACGAGCTTGAAGTAACTGCAATGGGTGACGGCGGTCACAAGTTCGTAAAGGGCTTGGAAGCATCATCTATCACAATCGACTTCCTCAACGATACTGCAACAGGTGAAGTCCTACAGACTCTCCAAGCAGCATGGGGAACTAACGTCACAGTAACAGTTAAGCAGACTTCTGCAGCTACATCTGCGACCAACCCGCTCTACACAATGACTTGCCTAGTCAACAACACAACCGACGTGGCAGGAAGCGTAAGTGACCTCGGAATGCAGAGCGTGACTTGGAACGTCTCAGGTACAATTGCAGTAACAACAGCGTAATAAGGAGATAAGGGCAATGGCAAAACTCAAAGTAACAAGGGCAGACAATTCAGTAAGTGAGTTCGAGATAACCCCACTTATTGAATTCTCCTTTGAGCAGTATGCTAAGAAAGGCTTCCACAAGGCACTCATTGAAGATCAGAAGCAATCTGATGTTTACTGGTTGTGTTGGGAAGCAATCCGTCGCTCAGGTGAAACTGTTCCGCCATTTGGCGAGAAGTTCCTTGAGAGCATTAAAGGGGTAGAGGTCTTAGAGTCTGACCCTTTAGGCTAGACCGGAACTCCGTTACTTATACGGCAGCTCGTCTATCGTATGAGTACGGGGTTTCGTTCGAGTCAATAGTGAACCTAACACCTATGGCGTTCAAGGCTCATATACAAGTTCTACACGATCTAGCGAAGGAGCGGAAAGATGCCAGCAAGCGTGTCCAACGTGGTCGCACTTCGTAGAGGATTAAAGAAACTTGCACCAGAGATAGCAGTAGAAACCCAAAAAGAGATATCTGGACTCCTGCGCTCCGTTACCAATAAAGCCCGTGGCTTTGTACCTAGTGAAGCGCCTTTATCGGGATGGGGTAACAAGGTAGGTATCTGGGCTAATCGTGCCTATGACTCTGGCGAGATTAGACGAGGTATTACTTACTCAACTGCTCCTAGCCGACCTAACAGAAAAGGGTTCAGGTCTATGGCTGCTATCTACAATAAGTCAGCCGCTGGTGCTATTTATGAAACTGCAGGACGTAAGAATCCAATGGGTCAGCCATCACAGGCTTCTACCCGTGGCAAGTTCTCAAGCTATGTTGATACCTCAAACAAGGTCAACAAGTCTGCCAACCCTAATGCTGGTAAGCAGTTTATTAACTCAATGGGCGAGATGTATAAGTCAACCCGCCAAGAAGGTCAGCGTGGGCGCATAAGCCGCAAGATGAATGGTCGCCTTATCTTTAGAGCATGGGGCGAAGATCAGGGCAAGACCAACGCCCTAGTAATCAAGGCAATTGAAAAGAGCTTGAATAACGTAGTAGATTTAACTAAGAAGGCGGCATAATGGCAAATACAGATTTAGCGGTAAGAATTGCCACCACACTTGATTCTACTGGAATTAAGAAAGCCGATACTGCTATTGGCAAGTTTGAGAAGAACGTCAAGTCACTTGGTAGAACTCTCGGCATTGCCCTATCAGGTGCGGCGATTACTGCCTACGGTAAAGCAGCAGTCAAGGCTTTCTCAGAAGATGAAGCAGCGGTTCAGCGCCTAGCCACCGCAGTTGATAACCTAGGGCTTTCATACTTTAAGACAGACGTAGAAGACTTTATCAGCAAGACAGAATTAAGCGCTGCCATCCTCGATGATAAGTTACGTCCAGCGATGCAAGCCCTTCTGACTACTACTGGATCACTTACCAAGTCACAGAAGCTACTTAACGATGCCATTACAATCAGCCGCGCATCAGGCGTTGACTTGGCTACCGTGGCTCAGGACTTGGCTAACGGCTATGTAGGCATTACCCGTGGGCTTCGTAAGTACAACACAGGACTTACACAGACAGAACTCAAAACTAAATCCTTTGCAGATATCTTAGGCGTTTTGCTTACCCGTTCAGCGGGAGCAGCAGATGCCTATCTCACTACTACTGCGTACAAAATGGAAGTCCTCACAGTTGCATCCGAGAACGCTAAGGAGACAATCGGTAAGGGCTTGGTTGATGCCTTTGCCCTACTCGGTGGTGGCTCTAGCGCTACAGATGCAGCCAAGACATTAGACTCAATCGCTAAGGCAGTTGCAGGAGTAACTACTGCCGTAGGCGCAGCAGTTGGGGCAATAGTCAAGCTCTACAAGGCTTTGGACTTTGTAACCTCTTTAGGTGGTTTGCTAGGCGAGAACGGCACACTATTTGCGCCTAAGAAGCCAATGACCACTACAAACCGACAATCATCACCAGCAGGTTCTTGGGCGCGTACCAAGCAGCAGCGTGATGCAGAAGCAGCAGCAGCCAAGCGAGCCAAGGAACTAGCAGCCCTACAGAAGAAGCAAGTCACAGCTCAGAAGGCTCTAACCGCAGAGCAGAAGAAGCAGAACTCTCTCAAGAAGTCTGCAACAGTATTTGATTTAGATCAGATACAACTAATTGCAGCGCTTAAGGGCAAACTATCTGAGGAAGAAAAAACTAGAGTCCTTGCTCAATTAGCACTTCTTCGTGGCAATGCTGATGAAGCAAAGCGCCTTACTGATGAGATTATTGCTGCTCAAGATGGTGGCAAAGAATTGGCAGCGTTTCTTGCTAAGTTACCTGATGCTCGCAACCCATTTGCCTACCTTGAGAAGTATCTTGCTAACCTTAAGGCTCAAGCTGATGCTCTTACAGGCGGGGGCGGAACTACAACACCACCACCAACTAATGCTCCAAGCAGCGACCAAGGATTCCTTATCAGCCCTGACCTTCCGGGGTCTGCTGGTTCAGATGCTCAATTCGGCCCTAATACACCTTGGGCGCAAGCAAGTGCGCAGTCAATATATGTACAGATTGACGGCAGAACAATTGCATCAGCATTGCTAGACCAATCTATGAGTGCCGGTCAGGTTGCATATTTAGATCGTAGAACTGGCGGGTTCTAATGGCTCTGCCAGCACAGATAGCCGTCTCATTCGACTTTAGCAGCGGAGCGACCTTCGGATACAGTTTTACGATCGGGGATGCTAAGAACGGCGTTATTGGCGTGTCTCAGATGCTTAACTCAATTGTGCCTGAGCCGATTGTCGACCTCACTCCCAATGTCCGTCAGATTACTATCACCCGTGGGCGCAATATCCAGCGTGACCAGTACGAGGCTGGAACGGCAGTTGTGCGTGTCTATGATGTCGATGGCGCATGGAATCCACAGAACGTTAATTCTCCCTATTACCCATTGCTAATTCCTTTGCGCAAGGTTCGTATCTCAGCTACAACTGATACCACTCAAGAGTTCCTATTTAGCGGTTATACAACTGAATACCGATATACCTACGATCAGGCAGAGCAAGTGGGTTATGTAGATATCTATGTAGCCGATGCCTTTCGTCTCTACCAACTTTCACAAGTCACTACCGTTACAGGGGCAACCGCTGGACAGGACACAGGCACACGCATTGGCAAGATTCTAGATGCCATTTCATTCCCTACTTCTATGCGTACCTTGGACACAGGCAACTCCCTATGCCAAGCCGACCCTGCTACCAACCGCGCATCCTTATCAGCCCTCAAGAACGCAGAGTTCTCAGAGCAGGGCGCGTTCTACATCGATGGCTCAGGTAACGCTATCTTCAAGAACCGCAACACAGTAGTCTCATCAATCTCAGGCACTCCTATCGAGTTCAATCAGACAACAGGTATTCCATACCGGAACTTGGTATTCGCCTTTGACGATAAGCTCATCATCAACCAGTCGCAAATGACCCGCGTTGGCGGCACAATGCAGAGCGCTCAGAACACCGATTCCATCGCTAAATACTTTGCCCACGGCTACAATCAGACAGACCTAGTAATCGATACAGATGCCAATGCCCTCAATATCGCCCGCACCTATGTGGCAACGAGAGCAGAGACAACCATCCGCATCGATGCCATGACGGTAGACCTACTAGATCCAGCAGTTCCAACAGATACCATGATTGGCTTGGATTACTTCTCCAACTGCCGTATTACCAACGTTCAGCCTGATGGCTCAACTATTGTGAAAACCCTGCAAGTCCAAGGACTTAACTGGAATATCACACCAAATGCAATGCAAGTGACCGTAACAACACTAGAACCTATAGTCGATGGGTTCGTAATCGGAAGCGCAGAACGCGGTATAATTGGCGTGTCTGCAATGACCTACTAGGAGATATAAATGGCAACAGGCTTTCCAGCA